ATACGCCTTGTTGCCGTTGCCGTCGCGAAGTTCCATCAGGTAGTTGTAGGTCCGCGGCGCCATCAGCCAGCCAGGGTTGATCATCCGGCAGTAGCCCTCTTGCAGTGCCAGCCAGAGGCGGCCGAGGTCTTTTCCGACGTTCGCAAGGTTGACCGTCGTATTGACGGAAAGGATATTCGCCGGATCGACCCAATACTTCAGGCCGCGGGGACGGCTGCCGGTACCGTCAGAACGGAGGAAGGTTTCGTCCTCTTTCTGAGCGACGGCGGCCACGAGATCCTGACGGATCATCGTATCTACCGAAGCATTCGCGACCCGGATCAGATTGTTCGATACCGGCACGAGGCAGGCGAGATGCTTTTCGGACATCGTGATCTGCCCGACAGTCTGCTCGGTTTTCGCGATCGGCTGATTGTCGCCGAGGTAGTAGGCGGACGCGCCACCCGTCATCTTCGGGATTGTGTCGTTCCCGTTCGGGATCGGCTGGGTTCGGGCGCCCATGCGCCGCACGACCGAAGCGGGCCGCAACAGTTCGATGAATTCCGAACTGAAGCTAGTCGGCACGAGCGCCGCGCCGCTCGCGAAATCGCTCGTCCCGAGAGCTTTCGCGACCTCCCCGTCATGAAGCACCTGCTCGGCGAACTGAGCAGCCTTCACATTGTCGCCGCGGCCCACGGCCACCGCACGGACGAAACGCGCGAAGCGGTCGCCCTTTTCGCGCTTCGGGTCGTCTGACCCCGCCGCGCTCACGTCCACGTGACCGATCGGTTGAGCGGATGCTGCCTTGGCCGCTTCGGCTTCCTCTAGCCGCGCGATTTGGGCGTCGATGCGCTTGATTTGAGCGTCCAGGTTCCCAGCATCCGCTTCAGCCGCGTCGTATGCGGCCTTTTGCTCTGCCGTCTTACACTCGACGTTGTCCGTCATCTTCGCAAGGGCCAGATCCTTCTGGTCCTGCGTAGCGCCCCGCTTCTGTCGCAGGGTAGCAATCGGATTCATAATGGTTCTCCTCTTTGTTGATCTATCCCGCGTTGCGGGGTCTACTTACTGCATCCGTTTGCGCAGAGTCAGAATTGCTGACTTCCGCGCGGAAATCTCGCGCTCCGCAGCAAGCTCGGTTTCGACTTGCGCAAGGCGTGTCTTGACCTCGGCATATTCGCCGGAGTCCTTCAAGATGGATTCGGCCCATGACCGCAGGAACGCGGTGTCGATGCCTTCCGACTTTGCGCCGATCAGCGCTTCGGGATTCGCGGGCACGGGCACGCCCGAATACTCGAGCAATTCCTGTTCGGTGAAGTCGATGCCAAACTTTCGACCCTCGTCTTCAGCCCAGTTCCATTTGCGGGGCAAGAATCCGACCGACGTCGCATTGAGGAAGCCACCTTTGTAGAGTTGGTACACGCCCTCAGCGAAGGGGCCGATCGCCGGGTTGTCGGCGGGCGCGAATTCGACCGAGGACTTGAGTTTTCCGCTGTGCTTCCAGACCTTCAGCGAGCGCCCGATCGGCGGCATCGAATAATCGTGAGCCCAGAGAACCACAGGATTCTTGAGATAGTTCTCCAAGTCCCATCCGTCGATCGAGACGACGTCGCCCTGCCGGTCAACGGACGAGGTCGAGATCGTAAACGTCAGGACTCGAGAGTCCGACTCGGCCTTCACTTCGGCAATGAAGCCGCCGCGGATCGCGACGTCATCCGGCAGCGTGCCAGACTTCGCCCTCTGCGCGAATTGATCGCCAGTGAGAAAGGTTCGCATTGTGTTTGGGACTCCTGTGCGCGGATCGAACTCGGTTACTGCGTCTTCCGGCCGCCAGTCAGCGACAAGGCGCCGGAGAACTGGTGTAGGTCAACAGGCGGAGGCGGAGGGTCGCCGAGCGCGATCATCTCAGTGCTCCGGCCGTTGGCGTTCTGGACCATTACTTCGTATTCGGTAGTGGCAGGCTGCGCGGGGAAGCTCACTGAGTAGGTGTAGCTGCCGCCTGCGTCGACCGTCAGGCCAGCCACGACAGGCCCTACGTGCGGCGTCACATAGGCGATGCGCGAGCCGTTGTCGTCCACGTGGAAGGTGAGCGTGGTGATTCCATCCGCCGTGCTGCCGCTCGCCGCGGAGATCGTCGGGGTAGCGCCCAGCGTCGGCCACGTGCCGCCCACGGTATCGCTGTAGATGGTCCCAGTCTCCAAGAATTCGAAGTCGTCCTCGGTAAAAAGAATCTGGCTGAGCGGGAACATGTCGGTCGTGTTCCACCGGTGGTCGGTCGCGTAAAACATGTCCCCGGTTCGGCCGCCATCGACGTAGATTACGCCGTACTTCTTCATCGCGGCGAGGATGACTTGCGCCGCTGTCGAATACCCGGAGATGTTGAAGCTCGACTTCAGCCGGGCGATGGTGCCGATCGGTGGGAGAGTCGAGAGGTTCGTGTTGTTGTACTGATGATGCGACGCGAGGTCGACAAAGGCCGCGCGGCCGTACGCGCCGAAATATGTGATCGCGATCGGATGCTTGATTTCGCCCGACTGAATCTCGTCATAGCGAATCGTGCCGGCGAGCAGCGGCAGGCCGGATACCGATGAACTCGTCATCCCCCACGGGCGCTGATGGTCCCCCGCGAGCAGGTCGAACACGGCCCCAGTCCCGGCGTGAATCTTGCCGTTGTAGTAGTACGTGTTCCACAATTCGTACAGAACGCAATCGCGCTTGTCGAGCACGATGATGTGTTTGTCGCCGTCGACATTGTTCGTTATCGTCTCGCTCGCGGTACCGGGAGCTCCGCTGAAGGTAGCTTGCACGCGGGCGTCGAGAGGAACGGGCCAAGGGCCAGGGTCGGAGGAATCCGGGTACGCTTCGGGCGCGGTGTACTTGATCTGCACGCGAGGTTGCGTGGTTCCATCGACCACGTGATAGACGAGCCCGTACCACGGCTCGCCCCAGCCGTTCCAGGTCGCGGGCGAGTATTGGGCGTTGAGCGGCGGCGATCCTCCGCCACGAAGCGTCGTAATCCAGGTGCTCGACGAGGCGTTGACGCTCTTGGCGAGCACGTCCTGATTCCAGCCGCTGGCCCCAGCAAAGAAGGTGAATCCACCGAGAGAGCCGCCCGACGTGAGCGAGAATCCGGTCGGGGCGGACGAAAGGCCGCACTGTGCGTAAGCCGACACAGAGACCGCAAGGAGAATGAGAATTCGCATTAGGGCCTCGTGTATGGGGCGAAGACGACAGGCACCGCGCCGATGTCGTCGCCGTCGTGAGCGGCTCCCATGTACGCGGGATTGGTGGGCGCGTACCCGGCCCTCACCCACTTGATGACGGTCGAGATCATGTCCTCGCCGTGCACGCCGATCAGCTGGTTATCGATCCGTTCGACAGCCGCCAGCGATGCTCGGATGCGGTATAGGCTCGCCCACTCCCAGCACGTCCGCCACGATTCGCCGTTGCCCGGCTCTGGGTTCGATGAGGAGCAGCCCGTGCCATTGGTGTACCGGTAATTAACCGGAAGGCCCCAGTAGACATCCGAACGGGCATGCTTGACGAAGTTGCCCACGCTGTACGTCGCACCGCTCGACCAGTTGGCCGGGTTGTTCCCCAGGTACTTGCTATCGAAGAGTTCCACATTGCGCTGGTAGTCCACGAAGTTCGGGTTGGCGTTTACATCATGTGCACCCGGGGTTACGCTGTACTTGCCCGAGTACCCCTTCCCCTCATTGGTCATCGCCCCACGGCCGGATGAGTTCGTCACGTTCCAGCCGCCGTTGTAATCGCACGCGACAGGGGCGCATACGTCGGTCACCGGCGTAGAACCGTTCTGGTCGTAGAGTTTGTACACCCCACCGGTCGGTGTGTACCCGGCAAGCAACGGGTTCCAGACAATGTTGCTTTTGAACGCCGTTATCTGGTTAGCGGCATTGTTCCCGCCTTCGCTAAACTGCAACATGTTGGACACGGCGCCCGCGCCCTGGAAGCCGCCGAACCATGTGTTGTGTCGAAGGTCCGGGTAGAGGTTGAGCAGGGTACCCACGATGCCCATGGCTTCCCAGGAGGAGTACCCCCGCATGTTGGGCAACCAGATGGTGTTGGTCATCGTCCATGTCCCACCGCCTGTGCTGCCACCCAGTGCCATGAACTCGCCGGAGTCCGGGAAGTCCAACGTATCCCCCGCATGGCCGATTACCCAGCCGCTATGTGCGTAGGTGCGGTCGGTGCCCATATAGAAACCGCGCGGGTTGCCGTGCTGCATGTCCAGAAAAAAATACCCGTCGGCGGTGCTCGATGGAGTCACGAAGGAGCCGTCTGTCGTCGAGGTCGTGCGTATAAAGTTGCCCCGAAATTTCGCCCATGCCTCGGTCGCTCCGCTCGCCACGAGCGCATCGCCGAAATAGTTGCCCACGATGGTAAAGTCACGGGCTCGAAAAAGGTTTACGCCAGCGTCAAAGACGTTGAAGGCGATCTCTCGGGTTCCGCCCGCCCCGATCGGGTCAAGGTTGATGCCAGCGTCGAGCGAATAAGTTCCGACGCTGGCGGTGTGCACGTTCCAGGAATGCTGATACGCTCCGCCCGCCTCGATTCCGACTCCAGACAGCACGGCCGGCGCCGCGCAGGCGGTAAACGTAGAGTGAGTGACTCGATAAGACACTAAATGCGAGCCCGTGTTCCAGTCGTAATCGACCTGAATGGACGGATTACTGGAGTCGCCGATGCGGATGAAGTCGGTATGGGCCCCGACGATCTTGCCCGCGTCGGAGTGGCCATTGACGCTGAATCTGCCGTTCGGCCCTCCTGAGTTCGAGCGTACAGTCACGCGGGCGCTGGAGGTACCGTTGAGCGCCACTCCCCGGAATCCAGAGTCTGCCGACGGCCCGAAGGTGTAGCTTGCGCTGGACACGGACCCGTCGAACTCGAGAGTTCCGCCGCCGGCTACTGTGAGAGCGTCCGCCGTGTTGCCAGCCCCAGCCGTGTAGCGGATATCGCCGCGCACGGCCAGCGATCCGGTCGCAGAGATGGCGAGCACGCCCGAGGCGTTGAGGTTCACCGCAATAGTCCCTGTGACTCCGGACGTGCCCACGGTGCGCGCGTCGGACACTGTAACGGTGTGCCCGTTGGAGATCACGGCGACATCGCCATTGCCGGGTATGGTTCCGCCAACCCAAGTGCCACCAGCGGACCATGGACCGCTCCCGGATGAAGTGATGATCGCCGCCTGGCCATTCACGACGATGGCCAAGATCAGAAATAGGCGTTTGCTCCTCACGGGTTTACTGTGACCTCAATGCCGACCTGGACAACCCCGGCATTGCCAATCACCTCGGTGCCGGTTGGGGCGACCCGGGATAGCTCGACCATCATCGGCTTCCCGGCCGCGCATGCGGATAGGTTCGACGGGAAGTCCAGGTTGAACCGTAACTCCTTAACGGTGATGCCTGTTTGGTTTGTCTGCCCGGTTGTACCCGTGCTCCAGTTCGGCGCGTAGGCGGCCGTGCCATCCAAACAGGCAGTGCGGATCTTATACGCTACCTCGCCGGTCTCACCACCGCCATGCCAGATCGACATTACCGCTTCCATGGTCACGCCGTTATCGAACCCGACCGGGATGGTGAACCTTTGTGTGGCCGTGCGAGTGGAGCCCAGGGGGAACTCCAGGATGACGCCCGCCAGGGTTGGGGTGACGACAATCGCTCCGCTGCCGGTGGTGCTGAGCCACCAAGCCGGGTTCTCACCCGCTCCGCCCTGGTTGCCTTGCCCGGTGGGTAGGTTTATCATGTACCGCACCGGCCCGCCTCCGCCTCCGCCCGCCTGTGCCGCCCACTTTACCTTTTCAGGAAGGGAGGTATCGACAGTCAACACATGGCCGTTGGTGCTGCCAATAGGTAGCCGGGTATCCACGGTCGCATTCCGGACGAGGAGATCGCCCGCCGTGGTAAGTGGCGACGCCCCGCCTAGGCCGCACGTCTTCGTGCCGCCAGCAGTAACCCCGCATAGGACGCCGCTCTCAGAGCACAGCGTCATGTCATAGCCAGTCGCGGCCGTCGATGGGCACGTCCCGTTGACGAAGCTGATGCGGGTCGGTCCGGTACCGCACGTCATCCCGCCGCTGCCGTCGCACGTGCACCCGGTCGGGCAGGAGGTTAGCTCGGTACCGCCGGAGTAGATCTTGGCTGCACAGACGGACCCGGACGCGGCGCCGCCGGGGCAGGTTGTCACATTCAGGCGACCTGTCGAATCGGGCAGAATCTTTTTGCGCCACGTATTAGGGGCGGCGCACCAGTACTCGTCACCGGTCGCGCTGTCAGTATAGATTTGCTTGCCTGTCGTGCAGTTGCCGGTCGGCGCGCCGTTCGCTGTGTCGTGCTTGAGTTTCTTGTTGAGGATCGCATCGAGCGCCGGATAGCTGCTGGACGGGATGTTCTCGAACGCGGTAGTCTGCGCGGGGAGCGCGGAGGCGAGGGCCGCCGCAAGCGCGATGAGTCTGAGTTTCATGGGGGTTTAGTTAGTGAGCGCGGCCCACTTCGACGAGTCGAGCCCGGCCCAATCGCCTGATGCAACGGAGGGCCAGGATAGGTTCGCGGGCGGCGTGAATGTCGGAGCAACGCTCACCTTTCCGTTCGTGCCGACCTTGCCGTTAGATCGGGTCGACTGAAAGGCGATTGGGATCCGCCAGATGAAGCGGGGCACGGCTGCGTCCGCGGCGGAGATCGATACCAACAGCAGCAACAATCTCATGCGAACCTTCACGCTGCCTCCTGTTCGAGCATCGGCGCGAGCGATCGACACATCACGCGCGCGAACTCCATGTACTGCTGAATCGTTTTGGCTTTGCCGTCGCCCGCGAGATCGGCGGCATCTTTGCCGGCCTCGATCATATTGAGGGGAGTCAGGTACATCTCGCCGGCTCTGTTCGGGAGCGGGTTCATATTTTCGAACTCCCTGATTTCATCTGCGTTCAACCAGCCCCACTGACGCGCGATCGCGTAAGCCGCGTAGCGGGTTTTGATATCGCCGCGCAGCAGGCCCTGAATCAAGAACTCGGGATAGAGATCACCTTCCAAATCAGTGAAAAGGTCGCGCTTGAGGGCCTCTTCCCAGCGCTTCCACACGGACGTCATGGTGTGAACCACAAACGCAAGGAAGAATTGCTCAGCTGATGCGTACGTAGCCGTCTTGTCCGCGTGCCCGATCATCAGCAGCGGCATCCGGTACAGGCGGGCGATGTCTTCGACCTGGTAGTTGCGCGCGAGGAGGTACTGGGCCTCTTCGGCCTTCATGCTCATCGGCACCCAAGACCATTTGCCGTCGAGCAGGGGCGGGCGCCCCCAGTTGTCTCGCCCGCTGAATGTCTTGTCGGCAGTCGCGCGAAGCTGTGCCCATTGCTCTTCGCTGCCGATCTTGCCGTCCCATTGGACAAACCCGCGCTGCATTCCGCCGTTGGCGAAGAGGGACGCGGAGTAGCCCTCCAGAGCGGCGGCGAGGCCTACCGCCTCCATGTCTTCGGCGATCGGCGAGATGCCGACGTAGCCATCGCGGCTCATGCCGCGCAAGTGAAAGATGTTTTCTTTCCCAAGCACAGGTTGGCCGGGGAGCTCGGAGCATCGATAGTAGGGTTCGTGCGGCCAGTCGCGCCCCTTCAGGACCTCCACGCGGTCGTTGCACAGCGGGTAGATCGCGGTCACGTCGCCCCGGTTGGTGCGCTCGATGTACGAGTAGGCGTTGCCGCGGAGATCGTAATGCCGCTGCATCAGCTCTCGCCATTCGAAGCTCGTCTGCCATGGGTTCGGGTTGTCGTGCAGCAGCCGATAGAGCTTAGTGCTCCCATCGCGATCCTTCGCCTTGCCAACACGCCTGTAGACGATCAAGGGCACGGTCGCCACGGATTCCGCGCGCACTCTGACGCAGGCATTCACCGCGCTGACCTGCATCGACCCTTCGGGCGTTACCCGAATCCCCGAGGAGGAGATCCGGCCGCCGATGGCCTCGATAAACGAACCTGTCGGGCGCGTAGACGTTCCGCCGTCAATCTCTTCTGCCTTGCCGACAGAGAAGATATCGGCTCCGCCACGGAGGCAGCCGTCGCGCAGGGATTCGATCACAGCACGCCCTTTCGCAGGCAGTAGGGCAGGGCACTATCAGGATTGAGCATTGCCTCAGCGAGCCCGTTCACCGCGGCCGAGATGCCGTCGATTCTCTTGCTCGACTTCCCGCGGTCCGGCTTCTTCGGCTGGCAGCAATCCTTGTCGTCGCGTTTCAGCCCGAGGCACGCTGCACAGAAGTTCATCACCGGGTTATTGCCATGGCGCAGTTTGCGCGCGGTGTACAAGTCCAGCAGCTTCTTCGTCGGCGGAGTCAACGCGGTGAAGTTCTGCGGCACGATCTTGCACTCGATACCGTCGTCGTCCTGCAGGTTCTGCGCGGCCTCGTTGAAGTTCGTCCGGTCGTACGCAACGCCGCGAAGCTCAAACATTCGGCTGGCCCAGAGGATCCATTTCGAAATCTGCCTGGTATCGAGCACGTCGCCTTCGGGCGCCTCAATGAATCCGCGCCGCACCCAGTCGCTGTACGGCTGCCGATCGATGCGTTCGCGCTCGGGAATTCTTTCTTTCGCCATCCAGAACTTCGCGAGCATCGACCACTCTTCGCTGTCGTCAACCGGTGGGAACACCAGCACAGCCGCGGTTAGGTCCGTCGTCCACGCGGCGTCTACCCCGCACCAGCACGGCTTCTCGATCAGGCCCCACTTGCGAATCAGAAGCCCGGTGTCGTACTCGGGCCACTGCCGGAGGTCCACGTCGCCCGGGCCGTCCTGCCACCTGTAAAGGTCGATCTCCGGGTTCTCGCTGGTCTTCAGCGGAACATTGAGGTGATACCGGAGATACTTCGGCCGCTCGCTGGGCTTCGCGACTCCCTTATTCATCTCGGCGACGATCGCCGCGTCTTTCAGGTGGCCGCCGTGGTCCTCATGCGACGGATTCGCTGCTACTCGAGCTTCGCGAGACTTCCAGTACTCCGGGTCAGATTCGACCCGCTTCGCATCCGCCTCCCAGATCGCGACGTAATAGTGCGGCGCGATAGACGGCTCAGCCTGGACTTGCTTCGCGAACTGATACTCCTCGTACCAGAGAGGGCACTCGTATTCCGCGCCGGCCGTCGTGATCTGGATATCGAGCGGCTCTGCGCGTGAAATCTGGCCCTTGGTGAGCACGTCGCGGAGCACTTCCGCGCGCGCCGTCGTCCATCGGTGGATTTCGTCGCGAATGAGGAGACTCGGCCGCTTGCCGTCGTGAACCTTACCTTCGGCCGAAACAACGCAGTAGTAGCCGTCGCCATGCCGCTGCACGATCCGCTTCGCCGACGGAATGACCCGCAGCCGGCGGAGCAGCGCGGGGTTGGCATTGATGATCGTCTCCGCGGCCTTGAACACGATGCCGGCTTGGTCGCGGGCAGCCGCGGCGCCGAAGGCTTCGGCGCCGGGCTCATGCTCCATCTCCAGGTGGTAGATGGGCAGCCCGCCAGAGATTTGAGACTTCCCATTCTGCTTGCCCATCGACAGGTACGCGACCTTGTACAGGCGGAGCCCGTCGCTCTCGGGGTCGAGCGTGCCGTAAAGGTCTCGCAGGACCTTCGAGGACCACGGCAGGAGATTGTACCCAAGAGGCTCATAAAGGACGTACCGGAAGAACCGCTCGACCTTGCACGCCCGGCACTGGCGCTTCTTCGACGCCCGAAGCTCACACCAGGTCGCCGCGCCGCAAAATTCACAGACCGCAGGACGATAAAAGTCACCCGATCCGGTCTTCGAGTTCATCGACTGCCGGCCCTGCCGGCGCGTGGACCTTCTGTTCCGAAATGGACGTCAGGCCCATCTCGATATCGATTCGGACGATGAGCGACGCCGCTTCGCGCGCAACTTGGAGGGACGGATTCTTCACCGATCCGTTTCGGGTCCGGATGAGCCGGCCCCGCTTCTTGATGTCCGCCCGGGCTGCGATCATGTCTTCGAACGTCGCGCAGCGGAGCCACAGCGCGCCCGCGCTCGCCGCGGAGATCCACGGGGCTTCCGCGCGGATCCGTTTCCATTCGGCCAGGCCGATCTCACCCAGCGGCTGCGGCGGGTCGAAGTCGCCGGCAACGAGCGGAGGCGCCGGCCGGCGGGCCGATCGCGCGCCTTCGCGATCCGCGACGACGTGAAGCTTGGGCTTGCGACCTTTCATCGTTGCTCGTTCGCGATGTCCTGCAGGTCTCGGCCGAGGACCTCTTGCCACGTTGCCAGTTCTTCCGCGGTCGTGACGGCCTGAGCCTCGCCGGTCAACATTGCCGCCAGGCCGAGGACTACGCGCTCCAGGCGCCCGATGCGCTGCTCGATGGTCATTTCAGCCGTCCGTCTACGAAGTCCGCGACCTTCTCGCGCGCCGCTTGCAGCAGGTTCACGGCCTCAGTGAGGCGAATGTCTGCACCAGCCTCTTCGACAGCGTGCACTGCTTCCACGATGGCAAGTTCTGCCGACGTCATGAGGTCAATTCGGCATCGCCGAGGAATGGTCGTGTCGCTCATATTGGGCATGGCGGGAAAAAGGTCCAATTTGCACCGCAATCACGGAAGGGAGCCACGCGGTTCTCAGCCGGTTCGCTCCAGAGATCCGCCCCCCCCTACCCCCTTGGTGGCATGGCACTTATGCTCACGCCAACCGCTTCAGCCGCGGCCCGCAACTGCTCGCAGTGGGCCAAGACGCGCCGAGCGGCGGCCTCGAAGTCAGCGGTGTCAGCCTCAACTCGCACCGTCAGCGCACTGCTCGGCGAGACGCCTGGGTCGATCAGGTCAGCCCACTTGCGTAGGACGCGTGCGAACTTGCGTCTCATCGGCTGCCCTCGATCCCTTCGGCGTCGGCGGCATGGAAGAACCGCTCATGCGCTTCCCATTGCTCATCGAAGACAACCGCGCCGCATCGCAAACAGCGGAGCGCGCGCTCGCCTTCGAACCACCACGGGAACGCGAGACACAGCAGCCAGCCGACGCACGAGTCGATGAACCAGGCCGCGCGAAGGCCGAGGGTTTGCAACTTGCGCATCTGAAGAAATTAGCGAAAGCGGAAAAAGCGCCGAGCCTCCCAGAGAAGGAAACGAAGGAGAGGCCCGGCAAAGTCAGCAGCAGGAACTTAGGCAGCGGCCGGGGGAACGGGCTCGGTCGGGGGCTCGGCCGGCGCATCCGGGGTGGAGTCCGCGACGACCTTCGCTGCATCGGCGAGGGCGGCGAGCTTCGCGTCTACCGCGTCCAACTTGGCCTGATCTTCGGGGGAGAAGTTACCTTCCTTCAGGCCTGCGATGTCGACTCTGATGTTTTCGAGGGCCGCGTTCACTTGAGTGACGTAGGCCTCGGCCTTGGTGCTGAAATTCGTGATTGCTTCCATGAGTAGATCTACCTTTCTTCCGAGCCCCGCAAAGTCCTTACGGGAGTCTCGCAGTTCTTCGAGGATGAAGTAGAGCGGCCCGATATCGGTTCTGACGTCGGTCGGCAATGGCATCGGTCACTCTCCTCTGGATTGGAATTGGCGAATCAGGAGCACGCCTGCTGCCATCATCGGAGCGGGTTGACGCTCTCGCGCATCGTCTTGGCGCTGTGGCACGGCTTACATGCGGACTGGAGATTCGACAAGTCAAGCCTGAGGTCAGGCCGCTCCTCGATCGGGATGATGTGATCGACCTCGTTCGTCCAGGCGCCGTTACAGTGGGTCCTGATCTGGCACGTGAACCGGTCCCGGATCAACGCTTCCATCCGCGGCCCGTCGTCGGCGTACCAGTCGTCATCGTAGCCGCGCTGCTGCCTCGTGCCGCGGATACGATCGCGCTGCCGGCGGTCCTGCCCGTGCGTCTTGGGGAGCCAAGCCACTCTCACCGCCGATCCCGGCCGATGAACTCCGCGACGATCACGCCGGCTACGAAGAACATCCAACTCGCAGCCGGGAGAGCTACACCGAGAGCCTCGAGGATTCCCTGGCCTGTGATCGTGCCGAGCACGGCGCCGGCAGACCGAACGATCCACCCGTGCTTCACCGCCCCATCTCCCCGAACAGTTTCACTGCGGCGACACGCGACTCGCGGAAGGCCTTCGCGTCCAAGTGCCCGAGAGCCGGACGGCAGTCGTCCGTGGAACGTGCATCGTCAGGACAGCCGAAGTAAGCACGAAAGAATTTCGCGAAGTGCGTGTGCATTTTCGCCACCCGGAGAGCAAAATCGTCATCCGTCGGAGCGGCTACGAGCTGGACGCAAAGGAAGCCGGACAACACCAGACGGCGCATGGAAGGGCCTCAAGCTCTCTTTTTCGCAACGGTTGCGAGCCGATGGCCTCCACTTGGAGCCGACACTACCTCTTCCACTCCTGCACGCTGCTTCTGGGCGTACACGGCCGAGAGCAGGCTATACCACCTGCGCTGCCTACCTTTGCCGATGACGCCGATATGCTTTCGCTCGACCAACTCCGCAACGGCCTTACATACCGTGTCCTTGTTGATGCCGAGCTTATTGGCAATGAGGCGCTGCCCGATCTTCGCGACATTCCCCTGGAATACGTTGAGGGCCATGACGCCGTAGACGCACTTGGCATAGGCGGAGAGCTTCGGATCGCACAGCACGGACTGCGGGACCCGGGCATATCTACGGATGTTTACTCCG